ACAAAAACACAAAAAATATGGTACAGCCGGTGCGGGAAGAGCCGACCGAGATTGTGCGCAACTATACAAAAAACAGTCCACCACGTGCGCCGAAGGGATACCGTTTGGTGGACTATAAAGAAAACCAATTCGGGTACATGTGCTTTACATATATAAAAGAAACCGTCCGGGATAAGAAAAGAAGGATGTAAGCTCCGTCTGCGGCTGATTTGCAATCAGCATTGGTGGCCTAGTAAATGTGTAAAGTTTAAGAACGAACAGGGAATTTGAATCGGGGGAGTTATGCGGTGAAGCGAGAATTAGAAAAGTTATATTACTTGAACAGGGAAATTGAACAGGACAATCGAAGACTGAATGAGCTTAAAGCGATTGCTACCGGTGGTGCAGTTAGAATCACCGGGCTGCCGCATATCAAGAATTTCGGAAGAAGCGATGAGGATATAAGAAATGAAGCGGTGATGCTTGCGGACGCAATTAAATTAAAAAAACGTGCTGCATGGTCTGAATATAGCCGGATGGTACGATGGATAGGAAACGTACCAAATCCGCAAATGAGAATGATACTTAGTCTGCGGCATGTGAACGGTATGAGCTGGCAGCAGGTGGCGATGAGCGTCGGCGGGGGGAACACAAAAGACAGCGTAAGAAAGGCTCACGATAGATTTTTGAAAAGTAAATAAAGCTGTCCGTTTTGTCCGCTGCACCTGTGCTATTATGCTAGTGTGAAGTGGTTGAAGGAGATGACGGGTCTTTCTCTTGAAGAAGCTGTGCCGAAAGGTGCGGCTTCTTCTTTTTGTCGGAGGTGATTTTGTGGCGAGAGAATTTGCGGGAAGCCTGTACCGAAGGGCAAGATGGAGAAAGTGCAGGGCTGCATTTATTGCGGACAGATTTGCGGTCGACGGTGGGATGTGCCAAAGGTGCCGTGAAGATTTGGGATATATCGTCCATCACACAGTATGGCTAACGCCGGATAACATCGATGACCATGACATCGTTTACAATCACGAACTGCTGGAATTTGTGTGCCAGCGCTGCCACAACCAAATCGAAAAAGAGGGCGGACGGTATTGCCTGTTCGATGCACATGGTCAGCCAACGCTTTTCGAGGACAAGACTGGCGACGATGGAGGGTGAAAGGCCTATGCCCCCCCTGTTTTGGGGGCGGGGGTGGGAATCCTGCGAACCGCACACAAACCTTGGGAGAATACACAACTCACGCACATGACCCCCCTCCCTAAGTAAACAAAAAAGAGGTGACATTAAGTTGTATAACGACGTATGCTCGGCAGAAGAAAAAGAGAAGAAAAAAAGGGCAAAAGAGCGGAAAATTCGGGCAGAGATTAAGAGATTAGCCGAGATTTTCCAGAAAATTGAGCAGGAAAAGAAAGACGTCACGGCAGGATTGGTCGAGCGGGCAGGCTTTATGCGGGTTTGGCTGGAGGAGCTGGAGGAGGACATAAACCAGAACGGCTTTACGGAGTTATTTTCGCAAGGAGACCAGAAACCATACCTGCGGAAAAGACCCAGTGCAGACGCCTACAACCAGATGAATAACAGCTATCAGAAAATCATCAAGCAGCTAACGGACTTGTTGCCGAAGGAGGATAATCGGCCGGCCGAAGATGCGGACGGATTCGAGGTGTTTGTGAATGGGCGAGAGGAGTAGAGCTGTGCGTGCCCAGTACCCGCTTGCGTATAACCCGATTATGGAATATTGGGATGCAATTCGAGCGGGCGAAGAGGTTGTAGGAAAGAAAATATTCCGGACGTATGAAAAGTTAATCGGGGATTTAAATAACACAGAAAGCGAGTGGACGTACAGTCCAAATCGGGCTAACCACGTTATTGAATTTGCAGAAAACTACTGCCGATTAATTCAGGGCAGCGGCGGAGGAAAGCTGATTAAGCTGGAACTTTGGGAAAAGGCTATGCTGGCGGCGATTTTCGGATTTGTCGATGCCGATGGGTTTAGAAAGCATCGTGAAGCGATTCTGATTATCGGGAAGAAAAACGGAAAATCTCTAATTGCGTCCATCGTTGGATTGTATATGCTGCTGGCGGACGGTGAGGCAGGCCCGGAAGTGTATGCTGTGGCGACGAAAAGAGACCAAGCAAGGAAAGTCTGGCTTGTGGCAAAGCAGATGGCGAGGAAGTCGCCGGAGATGGTGAAAAGGCTGCGCCTTCTTGTGGGCGAGATTAGCAGCGATGACTTCAACAACGGTTTTTTTAAGCCGCTGGCATCGGATGCGGACACGCTGGATGGACTGAACATTCACTGCGCACTGATGGACGAACTCCAGCAGTGGAAAAATGGCCGGGCGCTGTTTGACATCATTGCGGACGGCGTGACGGCGAGGGAACAGCCGCTTACATTTATCACGACCACGGCGGGAACGATTCGTGAAGATATCTATGACCAGAAGTACGATGAAGCCGAGATGGTCATAAACGGATATGGAGACCCGAACGGGTACAAAGACGAGCGCCTAATTGCATTTATTTACGAGATTGACAAGCGGGCGGAATGGACTGACCCAAAGTGCTGGAAAAAGGCGAATCCGGGACTTGGCACAATTAAGCGGATTGACCAGTTGCGAGACAAAGTAAAAAAAGCGATGGCGAATCCGGCACTGGTGAAAAATCTGGTTTGCAAGGAGTTTAACATCAGGGAAACTTCGAGCGAAGCGTGGCTGACGCAGGAACAGGCGGACAACAGGGAAACCTTTGATTTGACGGCATTGAAGCCACGTTACGGAATCGGGGGAGCTGACCTATCTTCGACCACGGACTTGACGGCGGCGAAAGTAATTTTCATGGTGCGGGGCGATAGAAAAATTTATGTGCTTTCGATGTACTGGATGCCGGAGGATTTGGTCGAGAAGCGGGTAAGAGAGGACAAGGTACCTTACGACGCATGGATTGAAAAAGGATTCGTGCGGGCGTGTCCGGGTAAAAAAATAAGCTACAAAATGGTAACCGAGTGGTTCCGTGAAGTGCAGGAAAAGCTTGATATTTATATTCCGTGGGTCGGGTATGACGCATGGTCGGCAAATTACTGGGTCGACGAGATGGCGGAGTTTTTTGGAGAATCTGCTATGAAGCCGGTGATTCAGGGAGCAAAAACACTGTCGGGGCCGATGAAAGCGCTGGGCGCAGACTTGGACGACCATATCATCATCTACAACGACAATCCGGTTGATAAATGGTGCTTATACAACACGGCGTGTCTGGAAGACAGGAATGGGAACATTGTTCCAGTTAAGACATCAAGACCAACGAAAAGAATTGATGGAACGGCGGCACTGCTGAACGCTTATGTAATTTTGCAGGAAAAGCAGGCAGACTACGCAAGTTTGATTTAAGAAAGGGGGAGGACATTATCGGTATTTTTGACAGGCTTTTCAACCGAGCGGGTAGGACGAAGTTCCAGCTCATGAGCAAGCAGGCTGGTAGCGGGTTTTACTCGTGGAACGGAAAGTTGCTGCAGTCGGATATTGTTTATTCCTGTGTGAGACCATACGCAGCGGCGATTGGAAAGTTGCTGCCGAAGCACATCAGGGAAACGGTGCGAAATGGAAAGACCGAGTTTTCGGAAAATCCGGAACCGTTTATAAAAATCCTGCTGGAAGAGCCGAATCCGTACATGTCAGGGCAAAAGCTTCTGGAGCGGCTTGGGTGGCAACTGAAATTAAACGCAAATGCATTTGCTGTCGTTCTACGTGATGAAATGGGCACACCGTCGGCAATTTATCCGTTGCCGGGAAATTCGGTGGAAACGGATATGGAGACTGAAAAGGGGACGCTGATTCTTTGGTTTAGTATGCCGGACGGGAAAAGATACGCATTTTACTATTCGGACATCATCCATTTGCGACTGAACTATGACGGGCAGGACGAGATTTTCGGAACAAGTCCTGCGGCAGCGCTGGCGCCGCTGATGGAGCAGGTCACGGTCATAGACCAGGGAATCATCAAGGCGATTAAAAACTCGAACGTGATTCAGTGGCTGCTGAAATTTAACGCATCCATCAGGCCGGAGGATATACAGACGCATGCGGAAGCATTTGCGGAAAGCTTCATGAAAATCGACGGAGGGTCGGTCGGTGTGGCAGCGGTGGATACCAAGACGGATGCCGTGCAGGTGGATCCGAAAAACTATGTTCCGAATGCACCGCAAATGGACAGAACGACGCAGCGCATTTACTCCATGCTTGGCACAAACGAAAAAATCACGCAGAACAAGTACACGGAAGATGAGTGGAACGCCTACTACGAGGCGGAAATTGAGCCTGCGGCTATCGACTTAAAAAACGGGTTCACCACAAGGATTTTCAGCCGGAGACAGCGGGCACACGGAAATAAAATCATATTCGAATCAACGAATTTGGCAACGGCGAGCATGAAAACAAAGCTTGCGCTGGTGGCGATGGTTGACAGGGCGGCTATGTCCCCGAACGAGTGGAGAAAGATTATGAACATGGGGCCGGTCAAAGGCGGAGATAAGTTAATTAGAAGATTGGACACTATACCGGTGGATGGGGGTGAAGGAAGATGAAGCTTGACATCAAAGGCGTAATTATTCCGAACGAAGACAAATGGATTTATGACTGGTTTGAGATGGATTCCTGCTGTCCCCGTGAAGTGCATGCGGCACTTGCGAAGGCAAGCGGGGAGCCGGTGGACGTGTACATCAATTCCGGCGGAGGAGAAATTACGTCAGGTTCGGAAATTTACGCAGCGTTGCAATCGTATGAAGGGGAACTGTTTATCCACATTGTCGGTCTGGCGGGAAGTGCTGCAAGCATCATTGCTTGTGCGGGACATTGCGACATCGTGACAACGGGGCTGTACATGATGCATTGCGTCTCCGGAGGAAGCAGAGGAAACAAGTTCGGAGCTGACGTGCAGCGTGGAATTTTGGAAGTGGCGGACAGGGCATTTGCAAGCGCTTATGTGCAAAAAACGGGAAAAAGCGAAGCGGAGATTTTGGAACTTATGGAAAAGGACCGTGGAGAAGGAACATGGTTGACGGCGCAGGAAGCGGTGCAGGGCGGGTTTATCGACAAGGTAGCAGAAGCTCGCATGGTGGCGTCCGCAACAGCAGCTTTCGGAGGTGATGTGATTCCGCAAGGGACCATCGAAAAGTTGAAAGCATTAATCAAGAAACCGCCCGAAAGCAATCCAAATGGGCAAGAGGATAGTAAAAACGAGCGGGAGCTAAGAGCGAGATTAAAATTAATGAAATTAGGAGGACAAATCAATGAATAAGACGGAATACCAGAACAAAAGAAAGGCGATGCACGATGAGGCGGAGGCGCTTATCAATGCCGGAGACCTCGAAGGTGCCAACAAGAAGATGGAGGACATCGCAGCGCTTGATGCGCAATTCGAAGCGGCGGCAACAGCACGGGCGAATCTGCAAGCGATGAGCGGGAGCAGACCGGATGTGCAGCTGCAAGGATCTATTGCGGGCGCACCTGCGCAGACCTTTACGGCAGGTGGCGGAGAACCTGCGACAGGAAATACAGATGTTTTCGCAACAAATGAGTATGCGACTGCATTCATGAATTTCGTGTGCCGCAGCACTCCAATTCCGGAGAAATTCACCGACGTAATTGCGGACCGGCTGAAAATGATGAACGATATCACAACGACAACGGACGCATCTGCGGTGATTCCAACAATCATCTTGCAGGAGATTATTTCGAAGATGAACGTATACGGCAATATCTTTGGCAAGGTGCGAAAGCTCAACGTTCAGGGAGGCATGCAGGTACCGATTTTGACGCTGAAGCCTGTGGCAACGTGGATTGACGAAACTACGCCGTCCGCCGACCAGAGGATTAAGGCAGATGAAAAAGTTTCGTTCAGCTTCTACGGCCTTGAGTGCAAAATTGCACAGACCTTGCTTGCCAGCGTGGTAACGCTTTCGATGTTCCAAGACCAATTCGCAACGCTCGCTGTCGAGGCAATGGTGATTGCACTGGAAAAGGCGATTGTATCAGGTGATGGCGTGGGTAAGCCGCTGGGCGTTTCGATGGACCCACGTGTTCCTACCGAGAACGTTATCACGGTATCGGAAGCCGAGATTTCCACATGGCAGTCTTGGAAGAAGAAGGTATTTGCAAAAATGAAGGCGGCGTATCGGCGTGGCGAGTTTGTGATGGCACAGTCCACGTTTGATACTTACATCGACGGTCTTGTCGACACCACCGGTCAGCCCATCGGTCGTGTGAATTATGGCATCGACGGCGAAGAGACGTACCGTTTCGGCGGAAAGAATGTCGAAATCGTCGAGGACGATGTAATCGTTCCGTTCGAGGCAGCCGCTGAAGGAGACGTGATTGCGGTGTTTGTCAACTGGGGCAATTACGCAATGAACAGCAACATGGAGATGCGAGTTGTTCGGTGGGTTGACAACGACGCAAATCAGGTGAAGAACAAGTGCATCCTGATTGCCGACGGAAAGCTGCTTGACCCTTACGGCGTGCTTATCATCAAAAAGGGCGCATCTGCACCCGGCGCATAAGGAGGAAAACATGAATAAATATTTAGTCGCAACGGCTTTTACGGACCTTGTTGACGGCGGGGCGTATCGAGCGGGTGACGAATACCCCCGTGGCGGCGTGAGTCCGTCACCGGATAGAATTTCGGAGTTGTCCGGAACGGATAACAAAATCGGAAAAATCATCATTGTGAAGATTCCGACCGAGCCGGAGACACCGACCGAGCCGGAGACACCGACCGAGCCGGAGACACCGACCGAACCGGAGACACCGACCGAACCGGAG